GGGGGCCAGGTGGCTTAGATGGCCACGTCCAGGCACATGCGGCCGAAGTCCTCTTCGGACTTCTCCCACGGCGTGTAGAACTGCGGGGTCATGAAGCCGAGGATCTTGCTCACGGCAATGCCCGGCTTCGCGCCGTAGTCGAAGTGATCCCGCTCATCCCACATGGGCAGGTCCAGGTCGGCAAAGGCCAGGGCCTGGGCGCCCAGCAGGACCACGCGGTTGCCGTCGACGTCGGCGTCCTCGCCCCACTTGTAGCCCGGCCGGCCCGCCTCGGTGGAGCTGCCCGACTCCGCACCCATGGTGTTGTAGCTGTGGGGGAACTCGTGCAGCACCAGGCCGTCGATCGTCACGATGGAACCGCTGAACAGCGGGTTGCTGTTGCCGCGGGCACCGGCGTTGCGGACGTTGGCCAGGAAGTCCGGGTCGAGCTTGAGCTTGGCCATGCACTGCGGAGACACGAAGATGTGGTACAGGTCCATGTCGCCGCTGCGGAGCGACTTGATCCGCCGGTTCTTGGCCAGAGCACGCAGCTCGACCAGGGCCGGGTAGCTGATCTTGTCGTCCGGGGTGATGGCCCCCGTGTCACCCGACTTGAGCCGCTTCTCGCTGGCATCCCAGCGATAGTGCCGGTTGCTGGTCGGGGCCTTGAGGTCCTGGGCGAACTCCAGGTCCGCGAACGCCTCGCCCTGCGGCACCTTGCTGGAGTCCCGGGTGTAGTCCGACCCGTCATGGCCGAACCCCGGACGCAGTGCGCCGTTGGTCTCGTGCCGGTAGTCAATGCCGGCCAGGGCCAGAGCCCCCAACTGGTCGACACGATCGGACATCCAGAATGAGAGCAGGTCCCGCGAGGTCTCCCGAAACTGTACGACGGACTTCTGATCCGCCATGCGGCCCGAAATCTTGTTGGCGTTCCGAATCTGATCGACCTGGATCGGCTGATCGTAGGCGTTCGCCTGCTCTTCGCGGCCCTCCAGCTCGTGGTCGCCCACGACGCCGTCGCCCTCAAGGTCCGGCACGAGCGTGATGACCGCCCGTGTCCCCTTCTCGCTGCGCTTGAGTTCGGTGATCCGCTGGATCGCCGAGTTCATGCCCTCACCCATGCGCTGCATGAGGAAGCTCGTCTGCCGGACGCTCCGCCAGACGGACTTCGACCAAGTGGTCTTCTGCTCGTCGGTGAGGTTGTTGAAATTGGTCTCGCCACGTACTCCAGACACGACGTCTGCGCCTCCTGAGCGCTGGTTGCTTACCCTCTTATGCTGTGTGCTGTGACGTCGCACCTACGGATTTCATGGTTGCAGCCGTCACGCTGGCTGAGGCGCCCGGTTTACGTCACGGAATGACGATAACTACTCCGAAATTACCGCGATCTGAGTGGGACTGCTCAAAAAGCGCCCCGGCCGAAGCCGGGGCCAACCGCCCACCCTACTGAATCACAGAAAATCGCCTCGCAGCCGCCGCTCTTCGGCCGGATCGAGCTTGTCGAACTCGGGCTCGCTCATACGCATCGGGTCCGGGCCGACCTCCGGCTCGTCCTGCTGCGTGGCCGGCGCCGGCGGCTGAGCGGCGGCGGCCTTCTCCTTCTTCTCCTGTTCCTGCTTCGTCGGCTTCTTGCCCTGCTTGGGCGCCGGCTCGGGTTCGGGCTCCGGCTCCGGCTCACTGCCGGCCTTGGGCAGCCCGTACGCCTTGGCCGTCATATCCACGGCCTTGTTCATGGCGGCCGCCGGGTCGTAGCCGCGGGTCTGGTACGCCTCAAATAGCTCCAGGGCCTCGTTGGTCAGGTCCTCGTCGAACACCTCGCTGGAACCGTCGAACTGCGGGAACTCCGCCTGGGCCTGCGCGATGGTGCTCTTGAGGTCGAGCTGGGCCTGCGTCTGCTGCGTGGCCTGCTGCTGGGTCTCACGAAGCTGCGCGGCGTAATGCTCCTGCTCGGCCTGGCGAATCTGGTTGCGGATGCCCAGCGCCTTGTCGGTCTCGCCGTCGAGGACCGCCTGCATGTACTCCTTCTCGGCGGCCTCGAAGTCGAACGCCGGCTTGGAAGCCTCCTGCTGCTTCTTGCGCTCGGCCTCGATCTCGGCCAAACGCTTTTCGGCGGCCTTGCGGCGCTCGTTGACCTGGTCAAACCGGCTCTTGGGGATGCGTGGCTCGTCTTTCGCCTGGGGCTGCGGCTCGTCNTCTTCCGGCTCCGGCTGGGGCTCCGGCTCGTCCCCTTCGGGCTCTGGCTCAGNCTCCGGCTCGGGCTCCGGCTCGGGCTCCGGCTCGGGCTCGGGGGCCGACTCAGGGGTCAGATCGTTGCCGAAGTCGGCGTCATCCCCCAGCTCCAGGTCCTCGCTGGTGCCGGCGCCGGCGTAGATGTACTGATCGAGGTCGACGGTCTCTTCTTGCTGTCCCATGCGATATCTCCTGCGTGCTATCGCTCACTGCTTGCGGGTTCGCCCTGTCGGACGCGGTTCTGNGCGCTGATCTGCGCCTTCTGAATCTCCATCTGGTCGCGCATGGCCTCCTGCTGAAGCCCGGCGGCGCCCTTGATGCCCTCCTTGCGGACCTCCAGCTCGCGGTCCAGGCCGCGCTGGTGGGCATCCATCTGCTTCTGGTACCGGGTGAGCCCGTCCTTGGCCTCGGAATGGATGCGGGCAATGTCGATCTTGTTCTCGATGTCGGCGCGTTTCTTCTCCAGGTCCGCCTTGAGCCGCGCCATCTCCATCTGATAGCGGGCCTGAACGTCGAAGTTGTCGCGCTCGGTGCCAACCGCTTCGCTCTCGGCCTTGGCGGCGTTGTGCTCGGCCCGGGCCTCCAGCTCCATGATCTGAGCCTGAAGAAGTGCGACCTCGGCCTCGGCCTTGGCCATCTCAAGCTGCTGCATCTTGAGCTGCGCCTCGTCGGGCTCGCCCAAGCCCTGCATCTGCTTGACCTGCGCGGCGATCTCGCGCCGGCCTTCGAGCTGCGAGGCGAGGATGACGTGGTGGTCGGGGACCATCACGCCGGCCTTGCGCAGCTCAAGGATCTGCGCGAACTGGTGATCCTCCAGCGTCGCGCGGGTCGGCGTGGAGTCGATGCGCACGTCATAGGTGCCCACCGATACGTCGTTGACCGCCTGCCCGGCGGCGTCGACAGCGTTGATCTCGACCTCGGTCTCCGGCTGGTCAGGGTTGCGCCAGTCGGTGACAGTGAACACGCGGTGCTCGGTGTAGTAGTGCTGCACGCAGTCGAGGACGCGGCGCACGACGAGCTTGCGGGTGTAGTTGAGGTTGTCGAAGACGACCTGGAGACCCAGCAGCGCCTTGTCCTCGGCAGCGCCCAGGGCGACGCCCGAGACACTGGACTTTGGCTGCTGGCCCAGCAGGGCCTCCGCGCCGACGAGGTTGCGCACGTAGTGCCCGGCCTTCTGCGCGTAGGACTCCAGCCCGGCGGGCATGGGGTTGGGCGTGATCTTCTCCGGCGCTTGGCGGTTGCGGCCGTAGACCAGTACCAACCCGGACTCAGCGCCCCGGCGCTCAAGGTCCGCTTCACTCATGTTGACCAGCGAGCCGGCCTCGACGGTCCACCCGGAGTTGGCCGTGGTGTTGATGGTGTGCAAGACCTGGCTCTCGATCTTGTTGAGCTGTTCCTGCGGGTCGATCAGGTGCCGGGCCAGGCCGCTTGGGCGGCCGCGGCGGAACATGGGGAAGTACGGGACGACGGTGAACTCTTCGTAGGGGCTCCAGTCGTCGTGCAACGTGACGTGATCGGCGCTGACCGTCCAGCGGATGCGCGGGATGGCCCGGTGCCGGATGCGATAGCCATAGGTCTCGGCTACCCGGTTGGCCCGCTCGTCGTCCCAGTGGGTGGGCACGACGCGGCACTCGCCGGTGTGCGGGTCGAACAGCTCCTTGGCCCGGCCCATGCGCCGGTGCTGGCGCTCGATCACGCGCACGGAGCGTACGCGGTAGTCAGTGGCGCCCTCGTTCCACGGGGTGATTGAGCCGTTCTGGTCGAACGACTCAAACTTCACACTATTGTCGCCGAGGGTGTTGTCGGGGGTGGTGGCCACCGACTCCACCTTCTTGCGCATGGCCTTGCCGTAGTACGCCTCGATGTCGGTCAGCGACAGCCACCGCACGACCTGCACTTCTTTCCACGTCGATGGGTCGTACTCGGTCGCCTCGGGGTCGATGATGACCTGCCGGGGGTTGAGCGAGCGCAGCGCGACCTCGCCCAGCGGGTTGCGCACGAAGTCCATACGGACGTCCACAAACCCACGATCCTCAACGATCCCGTCCTCGAACATCTGCGGTTCGATGCGCTCGACGTAATCGTTGGAGTCGAAGATCGCATCCATGACCCGCGTGAGCGTCTTGGCCACGTCGGCGGTGGCCCCGCCGCGGGCCGGCCGGAAGGAGGGATCGACGCGCGTGCGCGAATAATGCCCGCGCACGGCGTTGATGACCTGCATGATCTCGTTGAGCGTGAGGACCGGGCGGCCCTCTTCGTCGAGCTGCCGGCGCGCGTCCTCTTCCCACTGCTCGCCGAGATAGAACTCGTTGTACTTCTCGGCCTGCTTGACGTAGGTCAGGTGCCCGTTCCAGGCCCTAGTAAACGCCGCCCAGTTTTCTTGTGCCGGATCGCTCACGCAGAAACCCGCAATAGTTGTGGTCTATCGGCAGCCTACCCACTCGTCGGGCGGGACTGCTACGCCGTCTTCCAGCTCCGCCGCCGGCCCTGGCCCTGCCGGGTCTGCATCTCACGCAGCGCGTTGCGCCAACCGGGGACCTCCTGGTTGCGTGCGCCGGCCTGGACGAACGGCGTGGTCATCTCGTCGAGCATCTGACCGATGTAGCTGACCACGTCGACGATGTCGTCGTGCCGGCCACCGGGGAAGTCGATCAGCTCCTTTCTGAGCTCCTTGTACCAGGGGGCATCGGTGGGGATATGGACCCGGCCCTGGCGCATCCACA